CAGAGATAAAGCCAGTTAGCCCTGTCACTGGCCAATGTGATGAAGGATATATGTTCGATGAGGACTTGCAGGCTTGCCGATTAGATACAAGAGGCGATGCGGGGCTTTTACCAATAGCACCACCAACGCCGCCTGCCGCCCCTGGTACATATGCACGTTTAGGCTTGCTTGATGTAGCCCCAACTGGCATGTCTGACTTTGCTACAAGGTACGGACTAGGGCCGCAGGACTTTGGCGCGGCTAACTTGGCATACCGCCGAGGTGCTGGTACACAGTTTGACATATATAAAGACCCATATCAGAAAGAAGGGTTTACACTTTTAAGTTAGGTAGTTTAATGTTTCAGAACATAAGAAATCCTATACAGTTAAGCCCTTTATTTAACAATTTAGGGAATATGTCCTACAATGAAAGTGGGGGCTACAGTAGCTTGGGCGGTTTTTCTTCACCAATGGGATTTTTGCCTAGCAATCAATCTAGCTACCCTAAAATCTCACCTTACTACAATCTTCTTGATTATAGTTTACCTAAAAACAACTTGAATCAAGTTTCCATGACTGGTCAGCCAATATCGGAAAATAAAAAAACCTTTGAAGGAGCGCAGAGTCCGTCTCAATATTATGACTTATCTCCTGAGCCTTTACCTGGGCCTAATATAAACACTAGTGATATGTATGGTGGTGGTTTTGGTATAGATGGTTACACGTCTCCTACTTCACCAAAATTAGCCGCCGACCCTAGTGGCTTTACTGATTATTTTAAGCTGCCAAACGGAACAAGATGGGCATATGATAGACGCACTCGCGTAGCCATACCTCCTGGTGCAGTTGGTGTTTCTCTTGAGGAGTATATGGGATTGCCTCAAAATCCTACTAGCTATACATCTCTTTCATCTGCTAATCCTGATTTTGTTGGTTTACAAAATTTGAATCGTCCTGTTTTTGACAATCAGATTACTCCTATAAACCCAAACAAAAATCCAGTTTCTGATTACACGCCCTTACGTTCTGTTAAAGATTTTTCAGGTGGTTTCACTGGATTATTAATGTAATTTTGAAAGAAGAGTATGAAAGAAGGAAAAGCTAGACAAGATATGGCTAGGGCTGACAAAGCTGAAGCTGTACTTAGGAACGAAATATTCATCGAGAGCTTTGAGTATTTAGAGGATGAATTTACGAAAGCGTGGAAGCAAAGCGCATTGAAAGACACGGACGCACGAGAGCGTCTGTATATGCTTTGCCAGAACCTAGAGGCACTAAAAGGCTACATACACAAAGTAGTCGAGGATGGGAAAATGGCAAAGGCAACTCTACAAGAGTTGCATAATCGTCAACAATTTGAGAAAAGGAAGTAATTATGTCCGACAATCCGCAAGGAACCGGCAATTTTTCAGTAAATGATGCAATTAGCCTTCTAACGACCCCCGAGCCGGACAAGGTTGAAGAAGAGCGACAGGAAGCGGAAGCTTCCGAGCCGATGGAGACAGAGGCCGAAATCACGGAAGAGGATACTCAGCCAGAGGCTGAATCCTACGAAGATGACGAGGATGATGTTGATGATGTCGATGAGTCTGATGAAGACGATGACTACGAGGATGACGAAGAGGAACCTCAACAAGAACTCTACAAAGTCAGAGTAGACGGCGAAGAGTTAGAGGTCAGCCTGGACGAAGCCCTACAAGGTTATCAGAGGCAAAAGGCTTTTACCAAGCGTAGCCAAGAGGCTGCTGAAATGCGTAAAGCTGCTGAAAAAGAAGCAGCAGAAGCAAAGCAGGCTCGTGATTACTACGCACAGCAACTTGAGGTTGTGGCACAGCAGATTAGTCAGACAATTCCACAGGAACCTGACTGGGTCTCATTAGCAAAAGAGGTTACAGCGGAAGAGTACAACGCAATTAGAGCAGAGTACGACAGCCGTATGACTAACCTTGCAAAAGTGGAGCAGGAGCGACAGTATGTTGCTCAACAACAGGCCGCTGAACGCGAACAGGAGTTGAAGAAACACCTATCAGCACAACGGTCTGAAATGCTAGAACGCATCCCTCAGTGGAGGGATGAAGACCGCAGAAGCACGGAGCGTATTGATGTAATCAACTATGCTCGTAATGTGGGTTTTAGCGAATCAGAGGTAGCGAATGCGTCTGACGCAAGAGCTATTGAGATTCTTTACAAAGCGATGCAGTGGGACAATCTTCAGAAGAAGAAACCCAATGCTAAAAAACGCACAAAGCAAGCTCCTAAAATGGCTAAAGCTGGTCAGCCACGGTCTAAGAAACAAGCTGCTAGTCGTTCGCGGCAGCAAGCTATGGGAAGGCTCAATAAAGAGCGTTCAGTAGATGCCGCCGTATCATACTTGATGGGCAATAAAACTTAGAAGGAGTTTTCAAAATGGCCACATTCACAACCAGTCTCGCAGTAGGCGAGAAAGAACAACTAGCCGATGTGATTTATCGCATCGACCCCGATGAGACACCAATCTTTTCCGCGCTCAAGAAAGAGACCTCAAACGGTATCTTTACTGAGTGGCAGGTTCAAGAATTGGCTGCCGCATCAGCCACCAACTACGTCAATGAAGGCGCAGACGCCAGCATCGGCACACCAACAGCTACTACTCGTCTGGGCAACTACCACCAGATTTCAGTAGCAGCAGTCGCTGTATCAAAGACACTTGATGCAGTCGAAAAAGCTGGCCGTGACCGTGAACTGGCATACCAGAAGGTACTGAAATCATTGGAACTTCGCCGTGACATCGAAAAATCAATCGGTGACACAGACGTTGCTCGTTCTGGTTCAGACCCTCGTAAATCAGCATCACTGTCTTGCTGGATTACAAATGGTTCAGTCGGTGCAACAGCCGGTGCATTTGGCACAGGAGACGGCACAGACACCATTACAGACGGTGATGACCGCGCTCTGACACTTGCTCTCATCGAAGATGCGATGCAAGATGCTTGGACAGACGGTGGTAACCCGAAGATGATGGTTTGTTCAGCAACAAACCGTGCGAACTTCTCAAACCTGACAGCATCTTCAAACTTGGTAAACAACCAAGTGAACATGACTCAGGCGAAAGAAGTAACCTACGTTGGTTCAACATCAGTCTTCCTGACTGACTTTGGCACCATCGAGGTCGCTCCATCACGCTTCATGGGCAATGACCGTGCGTTCTTGATTGACCCAGACTTCGCTTCTCTTTGCACCATCAATGGTCGCAACTTTGTAGAGAACGAAATTGCGGCAACAGGTGACGCAGAGAAGTTCCAGATTGTGACTGAGTGGGCTTTGAAAGTACAAGCTCCAAAGGCACACGCTGGCATCTTCGACCTGTCAGGTTCCTAAGCAAAATAGAGGGGGCGGGTTTACCGCCCTCTCTTTCCATTAGGGGATATTATGAAAAGATTACTTACATCCGATAAAGCTGCTGGCAAGCAGACTTATATGCGTCAAGAATCTGATGGTTCTACTTTTATTGAGAACACGCAGAACTTTGACACGCTTATGAAGCTTAACAAACATATGTCTGATGACTGGCAAAAGGGTCAAATGATAGGAACCCAGAAGCATGTCCAGCATGTAGCAGAAATACCTAATGTAGTGTATCATCACCTACTGAAGACGCTGGGTAAGCCTAGCGAAAACCCGAAGGCTTGGAAGGCGTGGTTGAACAACAGCGAGAACCGAGACTTTAGAACAGGCGGCGGTAATATTTAATGGCTATAACATCTTACGCTGATTTGCAGACATCAATTGCCAATTTTTTGGCTCGCAGCGATTTAACAGCGCAGATTCCTGACTTTATTCAGCTTGCAGAGGCTCGTATTAATCGTGAGTTAGAAACTCGTGAGCAAGAAAAACGGTCGCAAGCCACCTTAACGGCTGGTGACGAGTATATTGCATTGCCTACAGATTTGCGTGAGGTTCGTGAAGTTAAGCTGCTTACAAGCCCTTTGACTGTACTGCAATACGCATCTCCAACTGGACTTGACACTCAGTATTCTAGCAATGGCAGCGGCAAGCCGTTGGGCTACAGTATTGTTGGCAAAGAGATGAAACTTAGGCCAGTGCCGGATTCTGCTTATACAGCAGAGATTTTATATATTGGCAGTGTGGATACATTATCTGCCGTTAGCACACCTACTTTGTTTCTTAGGTCTCCTGATGTTTATCTTTATGGTGCTTTAACTGAGGCGTACATATATCTTCTAGATGAGACAAGAGCAGCACAGTATGATGAAAAGTTTACTCGTGCTATAAACGAGGTGCGAATGGACGAAGAGCGTTCACATTACGGCACAGGGCCATTACAAACCAAGTCTGTCTATTTGCGGCAGAATACAGTAGCGGAGAAATAAACTATGTCTGCAATGAGTGATTACCTTGAGAATGAAATTCTCGACCACATTTTAGGAACTGGCTCATACACTATGCCATCGGCTGTGTATGTTGGTCTGTCTACAGGTTCTTTTGCTGACGATAACAGCGGCACAGAGCTTACCGGCAATGGTTATGCTCGTGTAGCAGCTACGTTTAACGCAGCGGCTTCTGGCACGGCTGACAACAGCGCAGCTATTGAGTTTTCAGCAGCAACAGCAAGCTGGGGTACAGTAAGCCACTTTGGGTTGTTTGACGCATCATCAAGCGGAAACCTGCTTATCCATGGTGCGTTTACCACTGCAAAGCTAATTGACACAGGTGACATCTTAAAGATTTCTGCTGGCGACCTAGACGTTACAGCAGCGTAGGTGTAGCTGATGGCCACCGGCACTCCGCACCTAGATAACTTTACTGGCAGTATTGATGCGCTTCCATACTCTCTGGACAGCGCATTACTGCTTACTAAGGTTGATTGGTCTAACCCCACTCTTGAGCAGTTAGACGCTTGGGGTACGCTGGAAGATTTAGATAATTACGGCCTCACTCTTGATACGCTAGACCAGCTTGAGGTTAAGCATTTTCAAGGCACTGCTACAGCAGCAATTACTGTTGCAGCAGAGGTACAGTTTGCTATTGAAATGTCAGCAGCGGTGTCTATCTCCGCATCCGCTACGGCAGATAATACACGCATCCGTGAGATGGCAGGCTCCGTAACAGGTGCTGCTGACTTCGATGCCGTTATAACACCTATTAGAACAATGAACGCATCTGTAAGCGTTGCTGTTACTGATACGGCTGATATAAAAAGAATTAGGCCGATTGCATCAAGTGTTTCGTCTTTTGTCAACGTGTCCTGTATTGCAAGAGTAGTTTACTCTGTTTATGCGACTCCTAATTTGGTTGTAACGACAACAGGTGCGCCTAATGGTATATTTGCCATGGCAGGTACACCAGAAACTGCTATAAGCGTTTTATGCGATGCAAAGCGTCTTGGCGAGGATTGGGATGATGTAGCTTTAGGCACAGAAGTCTGGAGCGATGTCACCATTGGAAGTGAAATTTGGGGTACTGTGACAGTAGGCAGTGAGGTTTGGGCGACACAATGATACAGTTCGGAGAATGGCTGCCTGACCAGCCTGATTACTTAAATGCTGGGGTTATTGATGCGCATAACGTAGTGCCTGCCTACAATGGCTACCGCAGTCTTGGTGAGTTTGTAGAATATTCTGACAGCGCAGATAGCACTATTTTAGGGGTGTTTTCGGCCAAGGATAGCTCTGGAAACGTAAAGCTATTTGCTGGTGATAGCGGAAAATTATACTTATTTAATCAAACAGGTTCTGCGCTTGATGATGTCAGCGATACAGGTGGTTATTCTTTGCTTTCTTCAGAGCGTTGGCGTTTCGTAAAGTTTGGCGAAGAGGTCATTGCCGCTGGTGGTATTGGCGAAAGCCTGCAAAAGTTCAATGTATCTACTGATAGCGCATTTAGCGTTTTGTCTACAGACGCACCAAAAGCTGACTTTATTGCGGCAGTGCGTGATTTTGTGTGGACTGCTAATATTGATGAAGGGTCTGGTCGTGTACCGTATCGCTGCTATTGGTCTGGTTTT